TTACTTGTTTTCCAATCAATAACACAATATTCTCCATTAATAATAGCCCTCGCATCCACAGTTCCCGCATACTTATGTTTCCTGTGGAACAATTTTTCCTCTGATGATTTCCACTCTACAACATTCTGCCCAACCCAATCCTTGAAAGCGTGGATAGCATTAACCGCCTCTTCCTGTTGAGGCATCTGGGGTATCTCCCCCTCACCAAGTTTCCAGTTGACCGCACCCTCTACCCATTCATGGGTGATGGCTCCAATGTTTAAAGCATTCTTGGAGGTTCCCCTGTAAGCACTCTTCATCCCCTTTAACAAGGGTTCAAGTGCCATCCTTGACTTGTATACCTTAGTGTTTTTAGAACTGGCATCCGCATCGTGGAAGAGGTTTTTCTCAAGCCAGTTTGCACCGACTTTTAAACCCCAAGGAACTAAGGCGGGTTTTGAAATAACATCAAGCACTCTAGTAGCACTAGGAATTATCTCATCCCCCACCTTATAAGAGTGGAGTTTACTGTCGAATAACATCTCGACAGTATCCCCGTCATGGTACTCTATCTTCAAAACGGAACTTCAGTGGAAGTCTGTGAAGTTTTCCTGCCCGAACTGCCTGAGTTGTAAGGCTCCTGCACCGTACCAGAAAATCGAAGTCTGCCTGAGTCTTTAGCCCAAACAGATACATCCTTCTTCTTACCGCCGATTATGGCGTACCCAGTTAAATCGGGGCGTTTTTCATTCCCCTCTTTATCGTTTACGAACAGGGCAATATCACCCTCTTTTACTTCATAATCACTCATATAGTTTCTCCTATAAAATTTTAGATTCTAAGCGCCTGTTAGCCTGTTCGGTTCGCCAAACTTCAATATGAAGTTCAGCCACCTTCAATTCCCAACGTAGACGCTCCTCTCTTTCGATGGCAACCGCGATACCGTCTATTGACTTAGTAACTTCCGGCTGTATCGAAACCCAATTATCCCTGTCTGCTACAGTTTTGCCTACAGCCTTACTGTATAACAAGGCTCTCTGAGTCTTTTTAAACTCCTGTAATTGATACGTTTCGGCCTTAGCCTGGGCATAACCAGGGGCCACACATTCTATTTGTTTGAGGTATCCCTCTACTTCACTGTTCATAACTCTATTATACCATCATCAAATGCTTTGTCAAGCGTTTTTAAAATAAAGAATGCTTGCCAGTTCATTAATTCTACATCACCAGAATGAATCTTACTATGACAAGTAAAGCACAGTGGCATCGTAAGCCAGTCATCCGCTTTGTACCCCATCCCACCCGAAAGGGGCGAGTACCTACCTTTAAGATGGTGCGCCATAACAGTATCGTCATTAGTCTTGCACTCGCTACAAGGAAGGGTAGATACCCACTTAAGGTACGCCTCGCTTTTAATCCGCAACGTTACTCTTCCCCATAGCAGGTAGTTCATCTATAAGTATTTTAGCATATTCTATTATCTTGCATAGATCAGAGTAGGGTTCGCCTTTCTTGTCCCACCGACTGGCATACTTCACAATGTTACCAGAGCAGAAGTCTAGTTTATTCTCCATGATATACTCAATAGGCTGTATCTTCATCTTGTAGTGTGAGGGTTTCATATCCCGCATATCTCCTTTAGGTCTTGCATTGAATTTAATTTATTTTTATTTATGTAATGGTTTATAATGCCATATCCAAAATCTTTTCTTGGAGATTTTTTTAAGACGTGTCCATATTCCCAACCTATTAAAATAGATTCTTCTTTATTATCTATATATTGAGCGAGAACATATATATCTGCAAATGATTTGTTCTCTTCATGTATAAGATTATATGCTTTTCTGGCAGTTTTTACATCTATAGTTTTGCCATTTGGAGTTGTAAAATCTATTCCTTTATCACCACTTGGCCTCTCTTCCCAATCTACCTCTAGTCCTGAAAACTCTGCGAAAGCAACCTCTCCAGAAAGACCAACTAATTCGTAGTCTTTAGATAGAGGTCTTGAACTAGCATGGGACTTGTGAATATCATGTCTTCTTTGCGCAATTTCTCTAAGGTTCATATCCCGCACACCCCGCTTAGGCACTGCTCCTCACTGTTATCCTCATACACCACCCCACGCTTACTGTGAGCCTCCTCATAAGGCACTGAGGTGATAGGTTGACCACCCCTAGAGCCATCAGGATACACCGTCAAGCCGCGCAGACCAGGGGCGTAGTCGCTTATAATCTTAGCGAACTTCTGCACCTGATCCTCGTTGTTCAATTCAGAACCCCAAGCGGGTATGTTTAGTGTGGAACTAATCCCGTGATCTACATACTTCTGTAGGTTGTGTTGGAATTTGATCCTACGCTCTGGGTCTGATGACAGGTCAACCGCAGATTCAATCTTCTCTGGTTTTATTCCTGAGTCGATGAGTCCTTGGGCCGTACCGTCAACGACAAACTGATGTTTCCATCTGGTTCCATCCGCAAGGTAGCGTCTGCGGTATGCCACGGCGTAGATTGGTTCCACGCCAGTGGTTGTTCCCGCGAGAACGCCAATTGTCCCTGTCGGAGCGATTGCTCTGTAGCCTTTAGGACGGTTGAGAAAAAGTCTGTCGCAATGTGCGTCAGCGGATCGTTTGCTTTCTCGTTCATATTCTTTCATCCATAGTTTAAGTTCATCTACCATCTCGTACTTATAGCCACGCTTTAGTAACCATTCGTGCATACCCATAAGCCCAAGCCCTATACGACTGTTCTTCTGCCTTACTTCCGCAACCTTTTCGTAAGGTAGTTGCGCTCTGATAAGGCCACATACAAGGAACTTACTCGCAAGGCCAACGACCTCACGAAATTCCCCGATAGAATCAATGTTTGCAAGGTTAACAGAACCAAGATTACATACATCACTGTCATCCTCACCTGTAATTTCAGTACAAGCATTTCGTAGCGTTTCATTTTGTTTTTCCCCGAAATTAAAACTGAACCCTGGCTCGCCTGTCATCATAGCCTGTCTAACATTCTTTAAGAATATCGGATCATTAACCCTGCCTGTTGAGTGTAGCCATGCATCATCATAGTTAAGGGAGATGTTCATCATATCTAACGGAGCGGGGAAGTTGAACTCAGCCTTTTTTAAGGCCGCTAATGTGGTGTCACCCACCTTCATGTCGTGCCAGTTCTTAGCAGTCAATAGGTTGTTAGTGTCCTCGTGTTGCCAGTTCATACTACCGTACAGGGCTGATCGCCTTGACCCTCCCTGCATTACATTCCTACCCACCTCGTTAAGGGTATGCAAGAGGGGTATGGGGCCAGATGCAACACCACCCGTCCGTTTTAACTGCCTACCAGACGGCCTAGCAATAGATACATCAACTCCAATACCACCACCCGTCATAAGACAGGACATGGCACGTTGCGTCACACCCGCCCACTCTTCCCTTGTGTCCTCTTCCAACTTCAGAAGATAGCAATTATTATAGAACCGCGCCTCTCGACCTGCGTACCAGAGATAGCGACCCCCAGGCATAAACTTAAAGTCAGAGATATGTTGAACCAACTGATCCTGCTCAGTCTTTAGCATAAGGTTGTTCTTCTTACCGTCGTATGTACCACAGACGTTATTGACTACGGTATGTGCCTTATCCTCCCAAGATTCATAGGGGTTACTGGCATACTTCTGCTTAAAAATAGTTCTGCCTAGTTCGGTTCTAAATTCCACGGTATCGGTATACCCCTGTTATGCCCTTTGAATAACCCCATTCATCTCCAACCTTGGGCATGGCGGCAATCTCTTTAGCATGTTCGTATTCCCATACTGCATCACGGGCATCAGTAAATGTACGATGCATCGTATCATTTAACTCTTGATGTTCATTGAAGTATGCAACAGCGCAATCAGCAAGTGCTGTTTTGGCTTGTGCGACATTATCATCGTCATGGAATTTCTCAGCCTTGTTTTTCAAGCGCGTTTTCATACTCCTTTCTCCATTTGTCAATGTCTTTCTTATTACGCTCCGCCATCAGTTTATCGTAACCTTCAGGCGTTGCCCACTCTGCTGGTTTCCTGTTTGCATCAAAGGATT